TCTAGGTCTGCATCATTAAGATCACTTGTTTTACATGCCCATTTACGTATAATGCGGTAATGTTTAAGTAATTTAAGATCTTTTAAGTCTGATGAATGGAGTTTATGCATTATTTATTTAAAGTATAATATACTTTCTTTTCAGGTTTTCTCACTTTACTTTCTTTTTGGTTTTCAAGTTTATAATGAGTTCCTCTTTTTAAGTTGGGTTTTGATGTGCCTGAAGTACCTATATACTTAGTTGGTCTTCCTTTTTTATTAATATCTGAAACAACTCCAAGATGGGAAGCGTAATTTGGAGTAGGTTTTTTAAAAGGATTAGGTATACTAGTTCCAGGTATTTTATGAAATTTTGTTTTTTCAAATTGAACTAAATCTCCTTTTTTAGGTGTAGTAGTTTTATGATAACCTAATTCTCCTGATTGCAATTGTTTTTTCAAAGTTCTATTATCAGATGTACTAGAAAATGGAACTTTAGCTTTTTTATGGTAATCACCAACTGCCTCAACACATGTATTATTAGTGCAAGTGCCATCTGCTCTAAAGTCTTTGTTGCCTATAGCTGCTTTAGCTTTGTTTTTTAATGTCCCTAAAACTCCACCCTTACTTTCTCTCCAAGAAACTTTTTTTGTATTTACAGCTTGATTAGCTGCTATTAATACTTTTTCTCTAGGTGTTGGGTTAAATGTTATCTCAACTTCTGGAAGCTGGCTGCTCTTTGAAGGTGGATCTCCTGGTCCACCATTTACTTTATTAACCATCCCACTCATTCTATTTCTAGAGCCTGTACTTCCGTTTGCTTTTTGACTTTTCATATTACAAAATAATTACTACATCTTGTTCTTTGATAACTTTATATATCGTGTTTTCTAATTCTATGTTAAACCCTGCATGTCTATCGTAGTAG